TCTATGTTAATCACATTATTAAGAGTTATCGGATCCCCATGTTCTTGTGCTATTCTAAGAAGGTTTTCCGCTATCTTTAATTCTGGGTTGTTGCTATCTAGTTCACACAAGTATTTTAGGATATCTTTAAAGGTTTCAGTATCAGTTATTTTCAACGTTAGCGTCATGTCCTTGGTCATGAAGCATCGCTGCTGAAGCGGAACCTGAATGTAAAATAGATCTTCTGGAGTGCTTCAATATCGTCAGCTTCAACTGCAAACCATGCACTATCGCCCTCTGGCGGGTTATTCGGATCTAACATAGAGAACGCCCCATCAAGTAGCTTACGTTCTGCTATCATTTGGTTGCACACGGCATTAGCAAGCTGAATAACTGTCAACCTACCATCATCATCGTTATTGATACGGCCAACTAGAACCTCAATAGTGTCATTAATACGCTGCATAAGCTCAAAACGTATTTTGACACGCTTGATTGATTTCCAGCCAGCATCTTCTTGGGAGCCGATCGTGATAAGTGTATTGATTCCTTTTTCTACCCATACGGTATTTGCTGCACTGGTAGAAAAGGTTAACATACCCGCAGTTATAGCACGCTCGTAGCTGTTGTTTGATAGTGGTTCAGTAAGGTTTATTGCCCCGGTTACAGTTAAGCGCGTGATACTATCATTTGAAGGTGTACCTGCTATCATTCCGGATATACGGGCTGCAGATAAGAAGCCCTCATTTGCATTGCCTGTAATGTCATAATAGCCATTACCAACATATACAATTTGATAATCGTCGAATGAGCTGGCCTGTGTTAGCCTTAGATTAAAATCAAGGCTGGATGGCTGCCCGATAACACCCATTACGAACATACCGCCTTGCAGCACACGGTTAAGGAACATCTGAGTCAACACTTGTATTGATACATCATTAGTATCAATTGCAAGCACGTTCCATCGGTATGCTTCAAGGATTTCAAGTGCTGTCGTGTAGTCTGCACCAGTAATTACAGGGTCTGTACCAGGTGTAATAGGGTCTTGGTCAATTACTGCAATCGCTTCATCGGATGCCGTAATCAACTGCAAACTGAAGTTAACAAGCCGCGCTGCTGATGCTGCATCAAGTAACGCCTGAACCATGTTGTAATCTGTTGGAGGTGTCTGAGGTGTCTGAAATGTAAGCCTTTCAACAAGCCTTGTGTCCTGTAAGAGCAACAGCTCTGATACATCGGGATCTGCCAATGTTGGCCGGATAGTGATATCGAACTGGCGGCTTCCCGGATTAGCTAGTAAGAGAAGTATTACCGGCACATCCAAATCATCAAGGATTTCATATCTACCCTGAGTACCTGTGCTTGGGTCACCTAAACGGACGCCCCTGACAGAACGGGCACCTCCTCTAAACTGTTCAAGTGGTACGATTGTAGTGCCGTCTGCTCCACCATCACCATAGATGTTTGCTATCTCTGTGAAGTTTTCAAAGAGCGTTGCTACCCCCAGTGGCCCCCAGTCAGACTTAAAAACACAAGCGCAACGTCCGTCATCTGCACCCGCAATCGGAGGTGTACCCGTGTTCTCATACCTGAAATACACACCGGGACGAATCTTGCGCTCACCAATGGTAAAAAATGCACCCATTACTTAACCTCCCGCTTCATAAATCTATCAATCATGGCTTTTGTCTCATCAATGCCAGCTTCAGTCACGCCATGAAGCCTAAGTGCCGCGCCTACTACTTCAGGCCCTACACCGAACCGTTTATACCCTGCATTCATTAGCTCAGCGAATGTATATGTAGACGCTGTTTTGCCTTTCTTGCTTGTTGTCAGTCCCGTTGCAAAGGCATTATTAGTGTCTTTGTTATCTTCATTTTCCACGTATCTAACCTCCAATCCAATATTGGGGAATAATGCATTATTAAGCGGTATTTGTGCTGTTTCTTTCCTATGCTGTGCTAGCACTCCATATCTACCCGTCAAAAGTATCTGCCCTTCATGAAGTGGGTCGGCTCGATGTCGAATAGCCACATTCTTTACAAGCATAGGGGAGCGGTCTGGCAAGAATAACTCACCATGTAGCTGGAGCCGTTCAACTATCGCTTTTATCCACCGATTACGCTCATCTACGCTGTCAGCTATGACGTGCGCCGCAAAATTCCCGTTATACCAGTTGACCGCATATGTTTGTATGTCGTCCGCATCCGCACCAATGAAGCGCCAATAAACGGCTGGGTGTTCATCCGTAGGCCTCCAAACCGAATTAAAAACCGTATCAGGTATCACGCTGACATCAGGGAAAAAGTGCATTGTCCATCGGTTCAAGCCTTGAATCGGGTCTGGGTCTGTAGTTAACTGAGATGGGAATTCTGTCAAATCAAACAGCATTGTTACGCCGAACATTTCCGGTTCCGCTGTATCTTCAATCCTTGGGTGCGTTCCAGTTGCGAAAGCATCCGACCGGTTCCAGACAGCGCATGTAGTGATGTCGGGGCCGTCCGGGTGACCATCTGGATAAAACCTGCTGTAAAACGTGCCGCTAATAAGGTCTATCAGCACCTTCTCAATGTCTTCAGGCATATCCTTACATTCACTAGTGCACCAGACATTGATAGTGAGTGTTCCGGACACCTTACGCTCAGGGTCGTACCGCATATCAATGTTGTAATCTACCCTCGGGTATTCACCGCCTGGCCTCTCATCCCGCTCCCATAACCGGTCTGTATCAGGTGGGCTTAACTGATAAAAAAAAGCAGGGTGGCCGTTATATACAGCCAACATCCCCGCTATTTGTTCATCTGCCCTAACTTGGTTTTTGATTAACCCCTCAAGTTGCGTTATTTTCATAATTCACGATGGTAAAATCTGTAGTCCACCAGACTTCCCAAACACCGACAGCCACATCTGCAGGTGAAACCTGGATGAAGCTGGTCGCATTGTTCTGGATATTGGAGGTCAAGATTTCAAGATTTCCTTCAGTGACACGAGTGACAAAGCCGTTTCGTGCAGTGGTTTCGTTGACACGTCTTATGCGAATCAGATCGCCGCGACTTATCGAGGTCAAATCGAATATCTTCACATTTTTATCTGTTATCAGTGACATGTTTTTCCCCTTTCTACGAATTAACTACGAATTAACTACGAATCAAATAACAACTGCAAGCAAGTTACCAGCAACTTAAAAAACCGCTTAAATAAGCGGTTTTAAGGTTGTTATTTTGCTTTTAAGCAATTGCAAGCAAGTTAGTTCCAAGTTAGTTCCAAGTTAGTTCCAAATTAATGCTGAAAGATAACCCCAGGCACATAGGAATATTCCCAGTGTTGCTCCTTCACAAGTTATCTTATTAAAATTGCAATTAATATGGCTTACTAAAAATTGCTATTATATTCGGCAATGCTCTATCTTTGATCCGTTCTTTGTACGGACGTGGAGCCATCCTGCTAGTGCCGTTTTCCAAGAGTTCGCCTAAAACCCAGCGGCCTACCATCAAATTACTTTCGATGGATGCAATTACCTCATCTCCCTGAGCAACCACACGAGGGGCCCAAGATAGTCTGAATGCTCCAGTGCGAACAGCTGGAGGTGAGCCGGGGGCTGATGCCTGGTATGTTTGCCTTGTGCCTGGTATGCGGTAGCGTCGGCCGCCTCCTTGTCCACGTAGGACATATAAGGAGGCACTACGCAATTCATTGGCTGCTTGATATGAGCGGGAAACAACTTCATGCCGAATAGTTTCGACTTTCTGTTTGGCAGCATCTGAGATTATACTTGAGCCCGCGCCGGCGGTCCGGATCATATGTCTGTCCTTTCCTCACAGTAGAAAATCGTCCAGTGTCCAATGTCACCGACATCATAGGGGAGGGCTTGGTGAACAAAGCGTCGGTTTTTGTGTTTAAAGACATCACCTGATACTATGCTAAAGCCGGGTCGCCTTTGCATGATAATCTTGTGTGTAATCGGATGTTCCAGCTGCCTCCAACGCTGCTTTTCTTCCGAAGAAGCAACTGCAAGGATTGCCCGAATCTGGCCGACTTCGATTTCACTATCGCGCACTTGTCGCCCAAGCGGGGTTTCACGCTTGACCGGGTGGTAAACGGTAAAA